ATTAGCAAAAATTAAATCAATCATTGTAGTAATAACACTACTGTCAATAACTGTTCTCCACTTAGGAATAATTTGAGATATAATTGCAGTTGACGGTATTGCTCTATTCAACGTAATTGCGCCAAAGCCAGAAGTTAAAATTCCTTTATTAACTGCTGTGCCGTCATCGACTACCGATACTACTTCTGCCCATATTGATGTAACTGCACCTAGTGGTAATACAGATCCTGTTTGTAGAATCAATGCGTTTGAATTTAACGAGTTAAAGTAATAACCGCTTGGTGCTGTAAATTTAACTAGGGCACCTGATTTAAAGTATTTCAAATCAGTTGCAGTATAAGACCCAACCTTATATATTGTTGTTCCGCTAGCGGCGCCAACATATCCAGTTGAAGTGTTTGTGTCAGTTGATACATTGTACCAGCGAATATCTAAACTTGCTGTTAAAAAATTAATAAATGTAGCGTAATAAAAATTTCGTAGATTGATATCTTTTAATATATCAAAAATACTGTTGTAGATAATACCTTCAATGTCTGTTTTATTTTGATATGAAAACCTAAAAGAATTTTTGTATGTTTCAGTGTATATAATACCATCATCGGCAAATAACGTAGTTGAGCTATATTTGCCTGTTGGATCCGATAGATCAAAATATCGACTAATACCAGAGCTTGTTCTGTTAATTGATTTAATTTTTGCAAGTTGTGTACTTGATGCTAAAGGACTTATATTATAGTCCTCACCAGTAATCATTCTGTTTTGTGTATAATAAGTTTGGGGTGCGTTAGCTTTGATAGTGTCGTTAGATTCTGCAACTGCGGCATTTGATACACCAGTTGCTAAATTTAAAGTCAGTGTAAGCGTTTCGGTTTGGCCATTATTTGACTGATAAGGAAAACTAATACTAACATTTCTAACATCTTGTGTTGTGATTGAATATGCTAATCCATTACTTACACGATAGTAAGCACGTAATGTGCCTAGAGGCAAGTTGCCAAAAGTACCGTCGCTAAATTGTAAACTAACTGCATCGTTTGTTCTAGTGATGACACTATAAATGTTTCTAATATTTTTGTTTAAACTATTATAGATAATGTTATTTGCTTCAAGATTTGAAACTTGTGTCCACTCGTCGGTTTCAAGGCCTGCTTGGTCAAGTTTGTATAACCATACATCATCGTTGTTAATATTTTCAGCATCGATATCGATAGATTCGTTGCTACTTGGTTGTGTGATTGTAAAAGTTCCAGTGTTTAGAGAACCTTGTACAAATCTCATAAAGAATCCAGACCCTGCAGAACTTGGGCCGCGGCCATCATCTCGGTATACATAGGCCAGCGGATTACCTTCCTTAGGTGATTCTTCGTATATGTAGCTTTGTCCTTTGAATGTAGTGCTTACTACTTCAAAGTTCATAGGGCGGCCTGCTACTGTTTTAGTAAATCCAAAAACAGGAACTCCGTCAGTTATGCTTTGAAAACGATATTGCTCAGTTGGGATTCCGTAAATTGTTTGACTGTCTGCTGGACTTCCAAATTGCTGTGTCTTTGGCATTGCAGAGTTAATTACTTTAATAAACTGGTCGTACCAGTTTGAATTACTTGGATCGTTCCAAGTAACAGTTTGTCCTGCTATATTTCGGCCGTTGCTGTCTACCACAGTTTCTGTCGTAGATACTGTTGTTAATTTTAGCAGGCCGCTTGCGCCAACAGTACGTTTAGCATTATAGGATAACATACGTGCTAACCGTAATACCGACTCGCGGCGATCTGATAGTTCTAAGAAATTGTCACGGGCATTTAAGTCAACGCGGAAAGCTATGCTTTGGCCCAAGAACGCAATGAGGTCAATTAGGGCAAGGTATTCACTAGACTCAATGTAGTCATTAAAATCTTCTGGATAATTCTGACGAATATAGTCAATCATTGTGCGGCGCAAATTCTCAAAGTCGTAGCTTTGGAAGTCCGCATTACGGAAAGACTGGTATACTTTTTTCCAATCTTCGCTTACTAATAATCTATTTTGTCTAGTAGTTACACTCATGATTTATCCTATATCATGTATTTATTGAATAAAATTATGTGGGTGTTTTATCCTAACATGAGTCCGTTTGCCTGGTCAAACCGTAGTTGCATCGTCTGGCTAATGTTGTATGGCAAATACGTTAAAATACATTCTATTTGCAGTCCTGTTTCATATGCAACTACAGTTACTTGGCTTGCTTGTATGCGAGGGTCGTAATTAATAATTGAATTAACGTTGTCTGTAATTACATTTTTAACATCTTCTGTTAGCGGCTCAAATAGTAAATCCCATATAACTGTACCGTACTGCGGGTTCATCAAACGCTCGCCTTGTCTAGTATGAAAGTGATTTAACAAGTCTTGCTGAATTAATTGAAAATCGTATAGGGCAAAATTTTCAGTATCTGCATTAACTGTACTAAAACCTTTATACATTTTAGGCGTAACATTATCACTACGCATTCCTGGTTTTAAAACTATCTTATCATATAATCTTGGATTTGAACTCATGCTTGATCTCCTGGGGCCGGTTCAGGCGGTAGAAACTTTTGATAGGTATCTGTTTTTATAGAATACTCGTTCCATGCTTTAGGAATTGGAATTTCCTCGCCTGTGGTTATATCAGTTTTAGGTGGACTAACTCTTATAGGATCTAAATTTTCATGATGTGGCCAAGGTTCTGCTTGCGGTACTCGTAGCATGATAGACTGTGCAGTTGTGCCATCTTTAACTGGAACTGTGAATTCTTTTAAGGGCACAGCATCTACTGCGGCGGTGGCGGCTGGGCCATTCATATGAATTTCTTTAGCAGTTTCAATATGGTTGCCTCCGCTTTTTATTTCTGTTGTTAACCCTGCGGTAAACCAGTTATGTCCTTTTGAATTAACATCTAAGTTTCCAGTAGTTGTAATTTTTCCATCTACGGTAACAACAACATTAAAATTATTTTTAACATCTAGTTGGAAGTTATTTCCAGATTTCATATTAATATTACGCTTGGCTTCAAAATTAATGTCTCGATCAGCAGTGAAATTAATGTCTTCTTCTGTATGAATACTAATACTGTCTTTTGCATAGATGTCAATCTTACCGTTACTAGTTAATTCAATCCAACTAGTACCAGAGGCATTGCCAATATAAATTAAATCTTCACTATTGTGTAATAATATTTGGTGTCCGGTGCGGGTACGAATTCTAAATAATTCGTTGTGAGGAATTGTAATATCACCGTCAGTTTCTTTTTGTTCAACAGATGCATATTCTGGAGGGCCATCGCCTGCTAAAGTTTTACGTAGAAATTTATCATCACCATCGTCCATTACAAACGTTGTGCCGCCCATTCGACTAACAGGAAAATTATTAACACGCTCTCCTTCTTTACCAACAGGACCACGTTTTGCACCTGATTGTTTATCTGACGGGCCTGGTGTAGATATACCAAATACAGTGCTCGGGCTTTCTCTTCGGGCACCACTAGTGGTAATACCACGCACATCATCCTTTAATAATCCTTGCAACTCTAATATTTTTGCAAATGGATGTTGAGCTTTGTTAATTTTTGTTGGATCTGATTGTGTACCGGGATTATATTTTTTATTGTATTCTGCAACTGGTACTCTATCACCATCAACTGTAAGTGTGTCAGGACTAATAAATTTAGTTGCGGCTAATCCTGGCACCATAAAATTCATTGAAAGGTCAGGTACACAGGCAATCCAATAGCCGTATTTTGTATCGTTATTTGTAAACGCAACAATTACAGTTGTGCCAGTGTCAGGCGGTATCATCCACATACCGTAACTTTTTTGAGTATTTTCGTAATCGTCAACATCAGACACGTATTCTTCACCAGTACTACCAAAGAACGGACTGGCATATTTTACGTTAACAATTTGTCCTGCTGTAGTATTTCCGCCGGTCGGTCGTTGAAGCTGTACTTGCAAAACCCCCATATAAGTTGTGTCAAGATTTGCAACAACTGTACCTAAGTACAAACCGGCTTTAACGTCAGGAGTTGCTGACGAGATATGGTCTTCGTTACTAGAGCCGTCCATTATCCGGTCCTCCGCCCAGCGCCGGCATATGGATTTTTCACCGGTTCGGCAGGCGTTGATACATTATATGTCTGTGCAGGAGTTGCCGTTTTTGTAAGCTCTTGAGCGTTTCTTCTGTAGCCAGTTAATGTTTGTCTAAACTGACCTTTATTAAAATTATTTTTTACTAGTGTGACACAATATAATCCACTGAAACCAATTACAGGGCCTGCTTTACTAGATAATGTCATGTCTTCTGTATGGTTAGGTGATTTAAAATCGTACATTCCTGTATTTTGATTAATGTCCAATGGGCTACGGAAATACACCCATATGTCAACTTCACTAGTTTGCCAGTTTACTGATCCGTCTTTGTTAAGATCCTTAACTCCCTTAACTGGTTTTGCTGTATAGTTGCCCATGCCGCTGTTTACGATCCAATAAGGATCTCCCCAGATTTCTAAATCTAACATCAACATATCTTTACCTTTAGTAAGGGCATCATGAAATACACGGGCCGCTCTGTTGGCTGCTGTTTCTTGGCCACCACCGCCTTTAGCATCATAGCTAGTATCAGTTAAATCGTGAGTTGTTTGCGTTGCAATTGCGCCGGCTTGTTTATCCGGTTTAGCTCCATCTGCTGTTTCTGTAATTGGCTTTTTGTCTTCTTTAGTGTCTGATGCTTTGGCGCCGGCGGCCGATACATCTTGCGAGTTTTTAAATTTGTCTGCGGCCATCCTGTTAGCAAAACCAATACTAAAATCAATATTAAATTTAATAACTTCTGTATTTTTACCTGTATAGATATAATCGTAACGTTTGCATACCTGTTGCTTTAAGTTGTCAAATCCCGGGGCTTTAGAATTAGTTGCGGCGGCCTTGCTTGAGTGGGCATCAAATTCTACTACACGGTATACAACGATACGGGGATATGTACCGTTTTTTGGTAAATTTTCAGCGGAATTAATAATATAAACTTGTGTATCAATCCTCCACCATACTCGCATACCAGTGTCTGCTTTTAATCCAGCCGTTGCTAATGCTTTTTCCGGATATGAGCTAGTTAATAACACTTGGTTAATAACACCCGGTATATCCATATCCTGGCTAAACTTTAATACGCCTTCTTTGGGGTTAGCTACCATCTTTCCTCGAGACCAAGTGTTACCATCTTCAGAAACAGTAAGTGCTTCGCTGGCTCCTGCAGGGTCTGACTGTCTAGCGAGTCCCCATCCCATATCGGCAGCACCCAACGCATTGACATTACCTGCGGCCTGCGCTAAGGTAGTATCGCTTATACCTAATTTCTTAAATATTGCGGCAGAGTCACTAGTTATTTGTTGAGGTAGAGATGTTGCAGAACTTTTTTTATCTGATCCGCCTCCGGCGGCAGCAACTTGGCCGCTTGCAAGTGCTTCTTCTTTAGGAAATAATATAACAACTTTGTCAGCAACTTTAACTGTCTTGTTGTCAACATACTCTTCTAATTTTTTATTTACAACTGCTTGCAAACTTTGGTCGCCTGTTTGCAATACTTCCTGTACTGTTTTACCTTTAATTGTAGTGTCTGTTTTTAAATTAGCATATCGAGAAGTTAATGCTTGTCCCTGTGTAGCATACGCCATAACATTATAACGACAACCTTTCTCATCGCCCTTCATTGAAACGGTAGTAAGTCTAATAGGAATATGTCTAGCGGCAAACGGAATGTTTGAAATTGCACCTTGTTCGGTATTACCTCTAAATTCAATGGTTAACAAAAACGGTGCATCACGAAAGTTTTCAAATTTTGCTTCGTAGGCCGCGGTCTGCAATGCTAGAATAAATGTTCCCATACTATAGGGCTCATATATATCAAACTGTACAGTAGTTACGCTGGTTGTTTTTGCTGTGGCAAGCCCAATAACACTTTCAAATGAAAGATTGTCAAGATAAAATTCAAATTTTCCGTATGCTGTTTGCACACGATTATTAGGATCGGCACCGCCAGATTTACAAATTATTGGAAGTACCTTGCCTGCTTTATAAGAAATGTCTGGATAGTTAAAATCTTGAATAGTCATTGCACTAAGACTTAGAATATAATCGTAACTTGCATACTTAGATAAAATGTTTGGTGATGGCAAAGACACTCCGCCAAGGCCGCTAAACATTCCGCCTATTCCATTAGTTAAGGTGCTGACTGCGGAAGTTGCCGCATCTAAATATCCCATATTAAATTCCTAATACTGTTCGTAAACTACTATTTTTTGGAACGTAGATTTTCTTTCCTGGCACAAAATCAAAAATAGGATCTTGTAATACATCCATGTTACGTTGAATGAATACCCACCAAAGACTCGCTTCGCCATATAAGTCAAAGGCCAGCAAGTCAGGCCGATTTGTATACTGTGCTTCTATAGTATATAAAAAGTCATCGGGTTCTGCACTAACCGCTCTAATAGACAACGGCTCAAGATAATTTTGAGTAACTGATGTGTTGTACCACGGGCTTGTATTAGTATATGTTGTCATTTTAAATATATCCAAAACCGCTACTTAGATATCCGCCAGTTACAAATCTATCTAGACTAAACTTACGTGAGCTCGAACGACTATACATTGGCACTAGTGTAACTGAAAATTGGCTTTTTGTTGGAACGTGCGCTTGTCCGCCGCTTGTTGTTCCGCCAACACCGAATGCTCCTAGCAATCCTGCAACCTGGCCAACACCGCCGGCAATACTACTTATTGCTCCAAGGGCCGAGAAGCCAGGAATAGCGGCTCCTAAAGTGTCCGCTAGTCCGCCAATACTATCTGTTATTCCTTGTATGTCGCCTGCGGCGCTGCCAACAACGTCACATGCAATATAATCAACATCGTTAGGTAATGTACAACTAAAACTTTGAATAGCAACCGGTACATTCTTAAAAACATAATTGCCATATCCGTTTAAAAACACGATAGGAGGCGGATTACCAGCTTTCATATCAGATCCGCTGAACATTTTGGACACTGATCGTAAATAGTGTACACATGCAATCCAGTACAGTGCCTGTGCGGGATCTTCAACAGCCATAGGAGCAACAATTTCAATTGTGCCTGGATCACTATTCTTAAATGCCTGGAATGGATAATTTGAATGCGTTGGGGATTCAGGTGAATATTTTGCTCCAGACTTAATAGATATCTGAGGGGTGTATGGAAATATTAAACCGCCAGCATCTTTTAATGGTGTTAACACCGGACTACGTTTAAAACTAGTCCAATTAGGGATACTTAATCTGACACGCCAATCATTTGCATTTGACTCGCCACCAAAACTTGAAAATGCACTATCAAGGTCGCCAATTCCTTCGCCACCTGCGGGCAAATTCATACTACGAATAGCACTACCAATATTACTAACAGCACCAATCGCGGAAATTGCGCCCCCTAGTTTGTTAGCTACATTTCTAGCCTGTGAAGCTGTGCTAAACGACGAGTTAGACGGTACTGCTTTTGATGTGATACCTTGCCCTTTTGTGAATGCCATAATGTTCCCCTTTGGCTAATATTTAGTTGACTTTTTAATGTACGTAGTTTATAATATAACATCCGGAGAACGATTAATGACATTGATACCAAGAGCACCAAAAGTTAATTACCTAAACAACAAGGATATGTTGTTAGAAATACATAGAAGTAAAGCGTCATATTGTAGTTTTACCAATCCAGAATATCACCAATACGATATTATTCTACCCAGTTTGGATAAAATTAATATTAGAACTATTGCAGAAGCAAAACGCAATAAG